GCTAGGCATTGGCGAGGCGGTAACAAATGGGAACTCGCCATGCCAGAACGGGCTGCACTCGTGACGCAGGATCGTGCCACGATTAGCGATAGTGGTGAGGTAAATCTCGTCACCCTCACGGTGCCACCACTCAATAACTTCAACGCGGCCCTTGCGCTTGTTAGCGTTAGTTCCTTCAAACTCGCTAGACGCGCCATCACTAATCTCGTCAACGTTTTCGTAGACGCCACTAGCCTTGAGTGACTTCTTGTTTTCGTACGTCACATGGAAAACTTCGGAAGCATCGTCAATAGAATGCGCCGTCGGATCCCACAAGAACTGCTTAGCATCGATGACAACAAAGCCGGGCTGCTGGCGATACGGTACGCGAGTCTCCGTGACCTTGCCAATCATCTGCGAACCAAACGGCGAGGGCTGAAAATCTCGCTGCTTTACCTTGCGCCACTCTTCGCGCCAAGTAATCTTGCCTACCGTAAAGCCACGGATAAGTGCCTGCAGAACAAATGGCACCAACTTTTCGTGATAACGATCAGCCTCGCGCTGCTGGTTGAGCAGGTGCTCGTGCAGGTTGGCGGACTCGTCATTTGCGGGCTGGGCGGAGAGAACTTTGGCGCGCTGATTCTCATCAATCATGTTGCTGGCGAGCAACTCAATGATCTGCATGACGTATGGCGGGTGCAGATCACTCTGCCAATCATCGTCGCGCGGCTTTAGGACAGCGTTATAGGCGTCGTCGCACTTCTCGTACTTGTTTACGCGAGCGGTGTGTGGTGCTTTTGCAGAGTCGAAACACTTGTTGAATCGCGCAAGCAATTCTCGCTCGTCGTAAGGCTCCATATTTTTAGTATAGAGCAATAACGGTTGCTGCGTCCGTGCCAGTAGCGCGGACACGGGTAACGCGAAGCGGAGTCACAACGCCTGTGCGAATAGGGATTGTGACGGCAGCCGTGTCGCCCATGAGGATAACGCTGACCATTGCATGCTGCAGAGTTGCGTGGTCAACGATAATTGCGCGAGTCGTTTCCACGAGATCCGTGGAGTTGTTTGGCGTGACGGCAAGAGCGCGAGAGTAGGACGGTAGCGAAGCGTCTTTGGCTTGGAAATTGTTGATGGGCATCTAATTATCCAATCTTTCGAATCACAATACAATGCGGATCGTAACTACCGTACGGTGCCCACACTCCGGTTACGGCAGACGATACTTTGATGTTGATTGCTGTTGCAGCGGGCAGGGAACCAGTAAAATGAAGATTTACGGTTTTTCCACCATTAAATGTTTCATAGAAATTGGCGTACCGACGAGAGTTCGCAACGTTGTTGATGTAAACGTTTGTCAGTCCACTGGATGTGTTGCTAATTGTGGCAGTAAAAAAGATTTCGTAGATACCCGTCTGCGTAAGCGTAATATCTGTTCCGCTACGGGTTGCGCCAGTTGTTACAAGATCTGTCCAATTGCCAAGTGTTGGAGCCGTTGTAAACAGATTTGCCTGATCTGATGTGGCTGCAAATACAACATCGCTTCCACCACTGTTTGCCTTCAGGTAAACAAGGTTGTCGATAACGTTCGTGTTAAGAAACGCCTCGTTATCAGCAATTTCCATGCTGTTCGGATAACGGGTGGGGTCGGTCCAAGCCATTAGTACATCTCCTCATTCTGATCCTCAGCCATACCAGACGGAGACTCTTCGTTTTCCATCATGCCCTCTTCACCCATCGACTGGGGAAGCGGCTCAGTACGAGCAGCGGCACCAGCCGGATTAGGCATCGGCATCATGCTGACAAGGCGGAGGATCTGCTGCTTCATAGCCTCACGAAGCATCATCTGCTGCTGCTGCTGCATGCCGAGCGCCTGCTGCTGCTGCTGCGAAAGCATTGCGAGCGGGCCGAGCATCTGCGTTGCGGGGGCTGGCTCCATGCCGGGTGCGCCCATTGCGGGGCCGGGCATCGGTGCGCCTTCTGCGGGGGGCATGATACCCATTAGCGCATTCCCTGCGAGTACTTCTTCAAGAAATTCTTGACAGCATTGGGACGGACGTTAGTGGAAGCGGCTGCCTTGGTCGGCTTCGGCTTCTTCTTCATTGGCGCTGGACGCTTCGGCATTGTTTTCTCTCCGGCCTTTAGTGGCCATTTTCTGGGAGGCTATTAAGCATACCCTAAAAGTATATCAGTAGTATTACCGACTAGCAGTCCCACGCCCGCAACGACTTATTGATTCGACTGTTCGGATCGTTTGCCGTCTTGGCGCTAGTCAACTTTTTCTTCATTCCCATCATGCGATCACAGAATGAGCGCCTGCGCGCTGCGTGTTCTGGTGATCGTGCCGCTTGGGCGCGCTTGACGGGAGGCTTGAGGCCGGGCTTGCCGGGGTTTTGTCTGTTGTACGATGCTCTGCCAGCAGCGTTTAGCCCACCGGATGGGTTTTTTCCTTCTTTGCGCTGCCAAGCATCACTACTGTTAGACATATAAAAACTTTATCATACGCGCGGTGCGCGCTTTGTAATCGTTGTAGAACTTTTTCTACGCTGTGGCGGGCGAAGATCAATCGGCCTGTACATCGTTTCCTGCATAACAGCAAAAGCGCCGCCAGCAGCCATCACCATATCGTCGTGGCACCCATAATCAGCGCCTTCGCGGCCACGCTTGTCGTAAACAAACGTTTTCAACTCGTCAATCAGACGTTCACTGCAGATTGTTTCGGGATGATCACGAATTTGTGCTTGTAGTGCGCTTAGCATGCGGGGCCGGGTGGACTGGTTAGTGTTCCAACCAATTTTTCGGTCAAGATCCGGGCGCGTACTGTTGACATGCTTGGGTCTGTACAGATTCGGATAGTTAAACGTAGTGGTTAGCATTAGAAGTACTGCTTGGCCCATGCTGTTGCGCTCTACTGCTAGTAGCGCCTTGTTATAGGTGTGTGCGATGCGGCCGAGTTCTTCTGCGTACTCGTCTAGTGCTGGTCTTCCGTGAAATTCTGCACAGATTTGACCATTTTCTGCATCAATGACTACTGCTGCTGCGTAATCCGACCCGTCTGTGGAGTCGTAATTTGTTACACGGGATTGAAAAGTGTCTTCTGTAACACTTCCGGCCACGTCGGCAAAAACTATGTAGCGCCTGTCCTTGACTGGGGCGTGGTAGATCTTTACTGGCCCGCTTGTGTCTTCGTAGAAGCGTACCGTGCCGCCCTTGACGGGCTGGCCGAGCATGCGGCCCTTCTTTTTAGGCTCAATGTATTGGAGTTTCTGCATGAACTGGAAGAATTGGCGGCCCGTTGTTTCCGCGAAGTCTCCTAGTACGCGGATTTTGTATGCGGGAGAGTCAACGCCCCACTGGATTGCTGCGTCAGATGCCCATTCTGGTGTTACGAGTGCTCGCGCAGCGTTTTCGTGTACTTCTTCTCCGGTAAAGTTGGGAGAGTCGAATGCGCTAATATGTACTCTATGCCACCCAGAATCTGGTTTGAACGCTCGGTAGAACGTTCCAGTAGTACGGGTCGGGTTTCCGATAAGAAGGACGCGAGCGCCGTCGGCGGTGAGGAATCCTTCGGAGGCTTCGTAGATGGCGTCATCTACACCACTCGCCTCATCAACTACCAAGAGCATTCGGGGGGCGTGGTGGCCTTGAAAACGTTCCGGGGTGTCAGTGGACAGTCCGATGGCAAACCAGTCTGGGGCTACTTCAAGTTGCGTCTTGAAAAGTTTTCCAAAGGCGGGGTCAATATGTCGATGACGCTGAGCAATTTCTCGCCAGAGCAACTGTTCGACCTGTGACCATGTCGGCGCAGTCGTGATTACGCGACATGGCCCTTGCAACATGAACTCTAGGACGACGGCTGCGGCTACTGCTGTCTTGCCAGAGCCGTGGCAGGATCGTACTGCGGTGCGCTTGTTGTCTCGTACGCTGCGGATGACTTCCCATTGTTTGCTCCATGGCTGCATGCCTAGGAGGTTGGGGTATATCCAGTCGGGATCTAAAAGGATTTTTTTTCGTAGGTCGAACTGGTCTTCGGGTACGTCGTTGACGATGCGCTTTTTGGTTCCTGCGCGGGGTTTGCGGCGTTTTTCTTGTGCGTCGATTTGGCGCGACACGTTATGTCCTGTCTATTTCCGGGGTGGTGGAAATACTGAGGCAACCGTTTTCGTCGGGTATTAGGTAATAGTTTTTTCCCTTGGGCGGGGAGGGTTCGTCTTGTGCGTTTAGCCATTTGAGAAAGAGGTCAAAGTAGTCATTCTCGTCGCCCGGGTCGCGATTGGTGTGGAATGGTTCAGTCATTGATTTGTACACTCTCGGCTTCGATCTGCTTTGTTTCGCGCTTGGGCAGGTCTTTCTCTGTAATGCGGCCTAACTGGTTCCAATCAAATGCCGATGCTTCGATCTTGATTGTGTTGGCTTTTTCTTTGGCGTAGCCCGTCGGGAAGAGACGTTCAAGTAGGTGGGCATGCATGCGCCAGTCAGTATCTCCGCGATCCATCACGTTGCCTACGAGGTTGGCTTGTAGTTTTGCTCGGAGTTTTTGGAACGCAACGCCGAATTCGTCTTCTTCTTCTGTGCGGTCTCTGAGTGTCTGTGCGGGGATGCCGTGTGCTTGGGCGATAGTTGTTAGGGCCACGGGGTGTCGCGCCATTTCTAGGATACTTGCTCGTGCTTCTTCGCCAAAGTACTTGAGTTCGGTCTCTTCGCTAGCCATTATGCTGCCTCGTCGGCCAGATCTCTGCGATCACTGCGAAGCGCGTACTGCTTTCCCTTAGGGGCGCGCATATGCTGGAACGCTGTAGACACTTGATCACAGTGAATCGTCTGGATCTCTCCAGTGAGGGGAATGATCCACTTGATGTCGCCGCATCCACGATTGTTTCTGCGTGGCTGCTTATAGTCAAACAAGTCTTTGAAGAATGATGGTGGGTTTCCATCCTTTTTCTTCCCCCTGCGAATGCTTTGAGCATCATTGAACTGGCGAAGTTCATCTTCGTACTTGGTGTAGGTGCGCATCATGCGCTTGTTGCTGCTCATAAAGCGACAATAGCACAACAGCAGTAGTCACGAACATACGATTTATCGTGCATATGTACGATATTTACACACCAACACCACCCACAGTGTAGAAAACCTACACACCGAGTCGTGATACTCTAAACATAACGCCGAATCCCCCGCTTAGGAGAAACGGCACACAGTAACCGCAAGCCTCGTCGAAGCACTGACGCAGAAACCGCACCACGGACTGCCATCAGACGACCAGACAATGTCCCGGCAACGGCTAGGCCGGATCGTGCAGGGACGTCAAGCACGTAAAACGGAAGACGGTTAGCCACAAGGCTAGGAGGGCCAAAGAAGAACTGGCACAACCATCATCCTGAGAAGAAGCCTACACAAAAATCGTACCCACAAAAAAGAAAGCCCGAGGATGGGTACGACGTCGGGCGGCGCGGGTGGGGTTCTCGCTCGGGCGGGCGGGCGGCGTAGATAGCGCGGGCGCGCACGGCGCGGGGTAGGGGCCAACGCGCGCGAAGGACGCACACACCATCGGCGGGTTGTAGTTGTAAGGATTATGTAAAGGTTTGGTTTGGTGGTGATTCGTCTGCTATGATGGGTGAACACCGAATGGAAGGGGTGCAGTATGAACGCTGCGAAGCGGCAGGACTTGAGCACGGCGTGGAAGTTGGGGGTACAGCGTGGGGCGGCTGGCCCGCACGTTTGCGGGGATAAGTGGCTGGCCCTGATCGATGGCAAGTGTGAGCGCGACGTGCGGGATATCGTCGCGGCGCTATTGTTCGGGATGCATGGCGATTCGTTCGGCGCGTTTATGGCGCAGCGGTTCCCGGTTCGCGCGAAGGGGGTGACGGCATGATCGCCCCCACGGGGGTGCCCGCATTTGGTGGCGGAGTGCTGCTACGCGGCGCGGGTGGCCGGTTCGTGGGCGTTCAGCGTGACGGGGTGCCGGTGCCTACGGGTTCCGGGTTCCGCGTGATCGATGGCCGCGTGTTCGTGGTCACGGTTTTGCCGGATGCGCGGGTGCCCGCGTGGGCCTGCAAGTCGCGGCCGATTGGGCGGACTCAGCACGGCAAGCGTGGCGGGTATCGTGAGGGATCCCGGGAAAAGTGGGCGCAGCGCGCGGCGCGGATGGCGGCGGCGTCGTGAGTCCGGCGGAAAAGCGGCTAGCGCGTCTGATTGCGCGGATGAAGGCCGGGGAGGTGCTGACGCCCGAGGAGCGGGAGCAGGCGCGG